GTTAATATAAAACCTTTATCAGTACAACAGTGTATAAGAGGAACAATGTTAACTAACCCCCTGAATTTAAAAAGTGGCTTAGGATATCCCTATGTTGGCATGCGAAAGGATGATATAATTACAGGTTCTTTGGCTGATCCATGTTTCGTTGAATCATTTGCTAATGAAATGATTGACATGTTTAAAGATATGGATAAAGGAATTCCTCCATTAAATATATCAAAAGCATGTCCAAAAGATGAAATAACAACACAAGAAAAAGTTGATAATGGGTTAGAAAGAATATATTTTGCTGGAAATTCATTATATTTGATGGCTTGTAGAATGTATTTAGCACCCATTGCAGATGTTCTTATGTCTAAACGTGATGTGTTATTTGGACAAATAGGTATGAATGCTTGTGGGAAAGAATTTCATGATCGTTTATTTGCCATGTATGAAAGACTTGAAGGAAATTCTGATTTCCAACAATTTTTGAAAGAGATGGGTTGGTTAGACTCTGATTTCTCAAAATATGATAAGAGATTATTGGTTTTGAGATATGGTGTCTATGTAATATGGAAAATATTTCAACAAATTCCGTTTTACAAAGAGAACCCTATTCATCTTAATCGTGTTAAGATGATATTACACTCCTTTCAACAATTTATAATTATAATTGGAGCAGATATTTTCTTAATGAATACAGGTTTACCAAGTGGAGTATTTATGACAGCAGTTATTAACTGCATATGTGAAGCAATTATTGAAGTTTTACAATTTCATTATTGTCAACATATTTCTGTATATAGTCAACCCCCTATACATGGAAATTTTGTTAAAGTATTTCAAAGAGTTAATCCATTTTTCCAAAGAGTTTCTCTTATTAACTATGGAGATGATAATTTGAAGTATGTTGCAAAGTATTTAAGACATATTTATACTAATCAAAATATATCGATGTTTTCAAAATTTATTAAAATGGAGATTACACCAGCTCATAAGCATGAGCTTATAATATGCTTTAAAACCGTTGAGAATACTATGTTTCTCAAGCGGACACCAAGGTTTGTCGAACAAGTAAACTGTCTGGTTGGAACTTTAGCTAAAGCCTCTATTTTTAGAAGTTTGATGTTTAAGGATTCATCTCAACCAGATTGGGCAGAAGTTGTAAAAGAACAAGCCATGCGTGAAATGAGTTATTATTCTGAACAAGAATTTAATAGTTTCTGTGATCATTATGGAATCATGGGACATGAACAACTCGAAATAATGCAGAAATCTTTAAATTCTAATGAATGGATTCTCAAAACACAAGAGGATGTATTAAGAATACAAGATTCGGAAATTTTCTTATTAGAAGATTTCAAGGTGATGCCAGCGCCTAAAATAAAACTGGCTGATTCAATGGAGATCAGCTAGCCTGGTCTCTTTATTTAATCAGCTAGACTGATT